GCAAACAAAAGAGATACTATCGGTCCAAATAGTATCGCTATGTAAATGTAATTTGATTTGAATGGTTCTCCAAGTATTCCAGAGTTTGACTGAAACCATGCGAGAACTTGTGCAATCATAAAGATGAATGCTCCATAAATAATTTTCATTGTTCCTCCGATGTTTATATTATAACACGTCTAGAGAATTTGTCAAGGAAAAAAGACAAGTTTTTTTAGTATCTTCTATAAATTACGTCTGGTGCACCTTTTGAATATTGAACTATTTTATTATAAGGACTTGTTGTTATTTTATATCCACTTTCAACCACTAATTCCATTTTTTCTTGTGGTGCTTCTGTTGGGTTTTGCCTATAGTCTGACATTGCTGGTGCATAAACAGATTTCTTAGGATTATATACATCAATTGGCTTATAAGTCCAGTCGCTTGGAGCATATTGCGGGTCCCATTCTAAAATGTCATAAACTTCAACCAATCCTAAAGAAGCATAATATCCTCCAAGACCACCATCAAAGTGGTCTCCGGAGTTTCCTCCAAAATTCTCTTTCGTATAGTTCATTAGGCTTTTTAACACTCCTCTTCTAGATCCATTGTTCCATCCTGAGCCCATGTGTCCGCTTGTGTCGCATCCCATGCCGGCTGTTTTGTCTTTAGGCATAACAAGGTACATTTGCGAGAGCTTCTCCACTGTATACATTGTCAGGTATTCAGAATTAGAGTTTTGTGCCAGTCCATCGTAAAATGTTTGACAATATTCTAAATTAGGTTCATCAGGTGTAGAATAGATGATTTCAAATTCTTCAACAAATTCTTCAAACAATACTGCGTCGTTTGACAAGACTCTTGTGTTGTGTTCGGCTGATAGCATTTGTGCTCTTGAAGCTGTTCTAAAACCTACTGGAAATCTAGTGTCTCTAAACTCTTTTAAAATCTTTATTTTCATTGTATTTTCCTTATATCATTGTTGTTTGTTATTTCATAACCACTGATGTTTCCTAGATTATAATAATCAACACCGGGAAGTTCTGAAAGTTTTAGCTTTGGGAAGTATCCCTTGTAATAGAAATAAGCTGCTTGTCCAACTATTAGTGTAAATACTAACGGAACTGCTTGTCTCGGTGTCATTGGTATTTGGTTATTATACGCTCTCAATTCTCCAATTAAATCAAATTCTCCAATAACAGACGGATCTTTCTCGTGACCTCTAGCTTTTAAGTGTCCATAGTAATCATGTACAGCTCTGTTTTGTAGATTTGTTTTTATTTCTTCTGGATCATCAGACTGAAGAAATTGTGATGAGATTTCGAACTTTCCTGTTTCTTTCATTTTATCTGACATCTCTGCTGCTGAAGCGTACGGTTGTTTATCGACATATTCAATATCATAGATGTCTTCTATAGGCTTGTACATCTTTGCAGTTTTGTTTTTGAACAATTCAAAAGCTTTTAAACCAGAAGGGGTCGAATCTGGTGCTGCATCATAAAGATCTGAAATTATCTGTGCATATTTATCCCAACCATGTAGTTCAAGTCCTTTTTGAGCGGCTTTATAGGCATCACCGGGATTGGGATATTCGGTTGGCAATAGAGATCCTGCTCCTGCGTTTTGATTTGGGATTCTATTTCCTGTCTTTATAGCCCAACTTTCTTTTAATACCTCGTTTATCATTTGATAAAGCTTGTTTTTGGTTAGTTTCATACCTAGGTTCCTTTTTTTACACTAATTAGGTTTTTTTACAAAAAAAACCCCCGACGGATTGTCGAGGGCCAACATAGGAGATTTTACACGTTGTTACTATTCTTCACCTTCTAACTTGATGTTTGATTTACCACTATCAAACTGCTCTATTAATTCATAGTCCATCATTTTAATAATCATTTCCTTGAACTTCTTATCTTCGAGCTTACTTTTCCATTCTTTTTGTCGGAACTTGTGTTCCTTTCCTTTCGGGTCTTTAAGGTAACACCAACCTCCCCCAACTCGATAGGAGGATGACTGTTTGATGACTTCAAGCCAAGACTCTTCGTCCATTACGCCTATTCCATCACCCCAAAGTATCTGAAAGCCACACATTCGATCTTGCGTTCCAAAACGCGACTTCTTCAACTTTGCCTTTACTTCTGATCCTATCCTTCGGTTATTTTCGTCAAAGACGAATGAAGCTTTTGACTTTCGGGATGTTAACCAGATACGTAGGGAAGACATATATTCAATCGCCTTCCCACCGGGTGCGAACCATGGTGTCGTATATTGCTCTGCGATGTTGGTTGTAATATTCGTTTTGAGTTGGTTTACAAGCAACAAAGCGCATTGTTGGTTCGCTAAGGGTAGAGTAAGTTTCTTAAACCCTTTACCAAGTATCCTTGGCTTTACAGCCATAGAAGCTTGAGGGTCAAAGTTACCTTCAATGTCTTTTTCACAAGCAGTCGCTGCTATTGAGTCCCAGACGAATAAGAACCTTTGTTCAGGGTATTCATTCATTAGGTCTTCGATTGTTCCTAACACCTTTTCAACTGTGATCGCCTGAGCGTACATCCAGTTGTTATCCAAGTCTATTCCAGACTCTTCAAGGAACATCGGGTCAATAGCAGACTCTGAGTCGAAATACACCACGAAGATGTCTCTCTTCTGAGCGTTTACCGCTATCTGTACTGCCATATAAGACTTACCAACAGAGGATTGACCAGCGAGTTCGCTAATCTTTCCAACTGGTATTCCAGCCATCTTGCCTTTGCAGATGATGGAGTCTAACCAGCGAGAGCCTGTTGGTATCCAATCAATTACTTGTGTTGGATTCTTCTCTCTTAAGTCAAAAGCCGCTTCAAGACCCATTGACTTATTGATCTTCTTTTTCATTTCTTTAATATTAATTTTTCCTGCTTTCATTTGTAGTAACTCTCCCATGTTGTTTTGTTTCCTTGTTGTTATGGTGTGAGGCATCTGATAACCGTTTGCCTCCCTGTCGGGCTCATATCAAAAAGCTATTCTGTCTCTTCTGCTGCTTCTTCTTCCTCTTGGGGACTTTCTTCACTAGCAGCTTCCTCTTCTGAGGATTCTTGTGTTTCTTCGCTCGCTTCTTCTTCAACAGTTTCTTCAACTGGTTCTGAAGGTTCAGGCGCACTGTCTTCTTGTTTTTCTTCTCCACAGGCAATCATTGCCAATAGTAATAAATTAATCATTTTTGTCTCCTTTATAATGATAAGGTGCTCCCCTTTATAGCCGGGGAGCGAGGCTTGGCTCCGTTTAACCCATTAACTTTTCGAAAGCATCATTGACTGCGTCAGTTCCATACTTTGCTGTTTCAGATGAACGACCTTCGGAGGTGGTCTCGTTCGATAAGAACTCATCTAAAATTGCTTGAACATCTTCGGAGGATTTGCGTTCAAACAAACTCGAAATTTCAGGTATCGAGTCAAGCAGGACTTCGCAATCTGCGACATCATCATCACATAAGACTGATGGTCGTCTACGAGGCTTAAGAATGGTCTTTGGAAAAGAGCCGGGTGTACCGGGAACGTTATAATTAAGAACTATATCGGTGCCGGTTTCGGGGTCTGTAATATCGCCATAATCAGGGTCAATAACTAGCCCGAGAAGAGTTTCATATGCCATTTTGCCATAGGCCCAGACACGAACCCCATCAGCTTCTTCCCCACGAACTAAGATTGGAGAGTAAAAACGCTTACGAACAAACAACTTTTTTGCTTCACGTTTTGCGGTTTCGTCGTTATTCTGAACTCCATCTCTCCAAAGTTGAGAGGCAAAGTTGCAAATAGGACAGTCTTCTCCATGGTTAGCTTTAGGGCAGAGGATTCCGGGATTCTTTCCAACATTATAGTGGAAATGATACTGCTTAAAGGGATCTCCATCTTTTGATGGAAGGATACGGATGGTTTGATCGCCCTCGCTTGGACGCCATTTCGTATTATTTCTTGACGCTTTCACGCCGTTTTTGCTTGCGTTTAATTTATTTCGCATTGCTTCTAAGTTTATAGCCATGTTGTTCTCCTTGTTATTTTAAATGACTTAGTTGTCTAAGGCAGAGAGCTTAATCTCACTCCCAACCGGTTTTTGCTTCTATTTGAACCTCAATAAGAAGATAAGGGGTCGAGTTTTTTACAGGCGTTGGTTATCTCGACAAACAACTAGTGAATACGAATTATAAGGTATTATTGTTTTTTTATATTTGAATATTAGACGGTTCGTTACTATCCGTTGATAGTTACTTCTTGTCTTGAAAAGCTCGGGCTATCAATAACAGTGTTGTGATTGAAAACTCTCCAGCCATTTTGATCAAGATCGAAGACTACTTCGTGCTTTGTATCCAAGTAACGTGGCTTAACTCCAGATCCTCGTAGAGAGTTAGGAACAGCATTTTCTTTTAAGAAACGCATGTTACGTGTTGTTCCATCTTTCTTTGTGAAGCTACCGGTGTAAACGTTAGCGTTGATTGTGATTGTATTAGTTGTAGACATATATCCTCCTCAGGTGTTAGTTGTCAATTTATTTTTGAGAGTTGACTTTCGGTTGACCTCCCAGAACAACCATCGTGTTATTAATATAACATGTTTTAACATTTTGTCAAATTATTTTTTTATTTTTTTTATCAGCGATGTAAGAGCGACCTTAATAAAGGTTTGTTTGTTTTGTTGTATTTATATTATAACATACTTTCATAAGTTTGTCAAGTATTTTTTTTATTTTTTTTTAAACACTTTCAAAGTTATTGTTTGAATGTATTTGTAATATAACACGTTTTCAAAGTTTGTCAAATTCTTTTTTTATTTTTTTTATTCTTGGATATAATGAGTATATTTTATTGAATAAAAATAAGAGATATCAGATGAGTTTTCCCATAAGCCAAAAGATGACTCAATGTTCTTCTCTTTATCTAAAGTAACACGTTCCTTAACATTTGTCAAGAAGTTTTTATTACTTTTTTTATCCTCATCACTTATACTATAGTAATAACACGTTTCTGTAATATTGTCAAGTAAAAAGTA